AAAGAAGTAATTGTTGAAAAAGTAGACAGCTATCTCAACTACATTGTTGAACAGTGGATGGAAGAGAATCAATTAGCTGTTGAGTCTGGTTTAAGAACCGAAATCGCTGAAGAATTTATGAGCGGTTTAAAGACCCTCTTCAAAGAGCATTACATTGATGTTCCAGAAGAAAAATATAATGTGCTAGGAGAACTACAAGCTAAGTCAGAAGAGCTTGAAGAAAAGTTAAACGAAGCAATTGAGAGTAATGTTGCTGCTTCAAGAGAATTAGCGGAGTTAAAGGCTGCAAAGGTAATTGATTTTGAAGATGAAGAACTTTATCGTGAAAAGGTAGCAGTAATTAAGGAAAATTATTTCCCTAAAGCTCCTAAGAATTCACCAGAGAAAGTACTAGTGGAACATTCAGCAGGAAATGCAAATTTTGCTGAAAATGATACTATGTCTAGATATATGTCGGCTATTTCGAGAACAGTCAAAACTCGTTAATTTATAAATAATACAGATTTTTCCAAAAGGAGAAGGTAATGTACCTATCAGAACAATTACAGGAAAAGTGGGGCAAGATTCTTGACCATGAAGCTCTTCCTGATCAAAGACAGCTACAAAAGAGCAGTAACAGCTGTCCTATTAGAAAACCAAGAAAAAGCATTGACTGAAGATCGTCAGATGTTAGCTGAATTAGCTCCAGCTAACTCTATCGGTGACGGTACTACAGGCGTTGCTAAGTATGATCCAATCCTCATCGGTCTAGTTCGCCGTGCTATGCCTAACTTAATGGCATACGACATCTGCGGTGTTCAGCCAATGACTGGCCCAACCGGCTTAATCTTCGCAATGCGTTCGGTATATGGTAATACCCGCGCTGCTGGAAGCTTAACGGAAGCATTATTTAACGAAGCTGAAACGGATTTCTCGTCTTCGACTTATTCAGCTGCTGGCGCTAGCACTGGTACTCCATTAAATGGTACCCATGCTGGTAATAACCCAGTTGATGGTGCTTATACTACCGGTGGTGGTATGACAACTGCTGAAGGTGAAGCATTAGGCGATGCAGATGCAAACGCATTTGGTCAAATGGCTTTCGCTATCGATAAGACCACTGTTACAGCTCGCACACGTGCGCTAAAAGCTGAATACACCTTAGAATTAGCACAAGACTTAAAAGCAGTTCATGGTCTTGACGCTGAGTCAGAGCTTTCAAACATCCTCTCGCAGGAAATCATGTTTGAAATCAACCGTGAAGTTGTTCGTACTATTTACAAAGTTGCTAAGCCAGGTTCACCAGCTACTGCAACTGCAGGTACATTCAACTTAGACGTTGACTCGAACGGCCGTTGGTCTGTTGAGCGCTTCAAGGGTCTATTATTCAACATCGAGCGTGATGCTAACCACATTGGTCAAGACACACGTCGCGGAAAAGGTAACTTCATCGTTTGTTCGGCTGATGTTGCTTCCGCTCTCTCGATGGCTGGTGTTCTCGATTACGCGCCTGCATTATCGACCAACTTAAACGTTGACGATACAGGTAACACTTTCGCAGGTGTTCTAAACGGTCGTTATCGTGTTTACATCGATCCATATTCGGCTAACTTAGGCGCTGCTTCGCAGTTCTACGTTGTAGGTTACAAGGGTACATCCCCATATGACGCAGGTATGTTCTACTGCCCATACGTTCCATTACAAATGGTTCGTGCTGTTGATCCTAAGTCTTTCCAGCCTAAGATCGGCTTTAAGACCCGTTATGGTATGATTGCTAACCCATACGTTACCACTAACGCTAACTCTGCTACTGCAGATGCTGATACATTTACAGCAAACCGCAACCAGTACTATCGTCGTACTAAAGTTGTAAACTTAATGTAAGAAGCCGGCATAGATCGGTGTTTTAGAGAGGGGGCTTAGGCTCCCTCTTTTTTTATGGATAAATATATGAAACTACTATAGAATACCATGTATACCGCAAATCTTAATGCTATTATTGCTGATGTTAAAGGTCCCGCACCAGCAGTTCAAAACTATTTAAGACCTAATGGTTTTAGGTTCGTCATTAAAGACTTACCTTTCGTTGCATACACATGTCAGTCGGCTAATCTACCAGCCTTACAGTTAGGTTTTGCTATTCAACCTACACCGTTTATTGATAGACCGGTAATTGGTGATAAAGTAACTTATGGTGATTTTACCATTAGATTTATTATTGCTGAAGATATGAGTAATTATTTGGAAATATATGAATGGTTAGTTGCTTTAGGCTTTCCTAATGATTATACTCAATACAGAGCATTTACTGGAGAACGTTTAAATCGTTTTCCTTTTTACAAAAACTCTAGAGGAGATACTGAAGCATTGGCATATTCTGATGGTACATTAACCATTTTAGATAGCAATAACAATGCAAAAACTAATATAATATTAAAAGATCTATTCCCTGTATCAGTCGAAGCGTTAGACTTCGAAGTAACGAGTACGACTGTAGATTATTTTGTAGCCATAGCTTCATTTAAATACACACAATTTACTATTGAAGCTTTATAATTAACTTTTGGAGTATATTATGTCAATGACACAACGTCAGATCAAACTTGATCTAAACGAAGTTCGTAACAATAAATTTTTCGTAGCAACCCCCTGCTACGGTGGCCAATTAATGGAGCCGTATTTTAGATCCGTAATTAAGACAATGACCTTTTTTAACGGTCATCAACTACCCCTAGCTTTCGGTACTATTGCTAACGAATCATTAGTTACTCGTGCTCGAAATGTTTTGTTAGCATACTTCCTCAACTCAGACTATACGCACTTACTCTTTATCGATGCAGATATTGAGTTTCAAGTAGAAGATATTCTTAAGCTCTATGCTCACGATAAAGATGTTGTAGTAGGTGCTTATCCTAAAAAAGGTGTAGCATGGCAGCGTATTAAAGAGAATATGCAGCTACCGCAAAACGGTGAAAAGACCTTCACGGATAAAGAAATTGCTGCTTTTGGTTCTGATTATGCTATTAACTTTAAGTTTTTAGATAAAGAAACTAAGACTATTGCGGTAGAGAATGGCTTGATTAAGCTACACGACGCGGGTACTGGTTTTATGATGATTAAGCGTGAAGCTATTTTAAAACTTATTAAAGCTTACCCTGAGCTAAAGTATAACAATGATGTTCAAATTAATAATGAACAAGTAGACCAGCATTTTTATGCTTTGTTTGATACTATGATTGATCCTGTATCTATCTGAGGATTATACCTTCTGTCGTCGTTGGCAAGAGATTGGCGGTGATATCTGGTTAGATCCTTCTATCTCTCTCAACCACTACGGTCACTTCTGCTTCCAGGGTAATCCATCTGCGATTATTCAATGGAACGAACCAGTAGAAAACCAACCACCTGAAATTAAAAAAGAAGATATTATTACATTAGATCTACCTGATACAGTAGAATAATCTTCTTATTATATTATGAAACTTTCTGAAATTCAGGAAATGTGGGAGCAGGACTCTCGAATTGATGAGACTAACTTAGGTCGAGAATCAACGAGAGTCCCTACTCTTCATGCAAAATACCTCACCTATCTTTCCAAAGTAAAATTACAGCTTAGAAAAGCTGAATCTGATTACTATAATACTAGACGCTTAAAGTATAGATATTATAGAGGTGAGATGACTCAAATGGAGTTAGAGGATAACGGTTGGGTTCAATGGCAGGGTAATAAACCGTTAAAGAACGAAATGGATGAGTTCCTGCAGTGTGATGAACATCTTATTGAACTCCAAGACAAAGTAGAATACTTTAAAACCGTTATCTATACTCTAGAACAAATACTACGCTCTATTAACTCACGTACATGGGATATTAAGACGGCGGTTGAATATATGAAATTTACAAACGGTCTAATGTAGTTTTAATATTAATAGATGTAAAAAAAAGTTATACGGGTTTGATTTTGCAGAATAAAATAATGGCAGATATAACCATACAAAGAAAAAACGATGTTTATATAAGAGTTTTATCTGATCCTTCTATAGCACAGGAGCTATCTGATCATTTTACCTTTGAGGTTCCTGGTGCTAAATTTCATCCGTTGTATAGAAATAAAATGTGGGATGGTCGTATAAGATTATTCTCAATCTTTACAAAAGAGCTGTATGTTGGTCTACTACAATACTTAGAACATTTTGCAGAATCCAATAGCTATACTATAGATTATGAGCAGTATACCAGTCAAGCTGATGCAGTTACCTTAGATGTTGTTAAAGAGTTTATTGAAGAGTTAAATTTAAGCTTACCTGGTGGTGAGACTATTAGAGACTATCAACTAGATGCTGTATACAGAGCTATTACTGATGGTCGACGTTTACTTTTATCCCCTACTGGTTCAGGTAAGTCCTTAATCATTTATTGCTTACTACGATGGAATGAAAAGTTCGGTCGTAAGCAACTTATCTTAGTCCCTACTACATCACTAGTTGAGCAGATGTATAGTGATTTCCAATACTATTCACAGAACAACGGTTGGAAAGTTTCCTATAACTGTTCACGAATTTATTCTGGCTACGAAAAAGATAATCTTCTTCCTATTGTTATATCTACCTGGCAATCGGTTTATCAGCTACCTAAGAAGTTTTTCGAAGAGTTCCAGGTAGTATATGGAGATGAAGCACACAACTTTAAGGCTAAGTCATTGACAAGTATAATGCATAAAATGACTAAGACACCTTTTAGAGTTGGCACTACAGGTACCCTAGATGGTACTAAGACTCATAAATTAGTTCTTGAGGGTTTATTTGGACCAGTCTATAAGGTTACTACTACTAAAGAGCTAATGGATAAGAATCAGTTAGCTGATCTAAAGATATTTGGAATTATTTTAGACTATGACGATGCAATAAAGAAGAACAACAAAGACTTAAAGTATCAAGAAGAGATGGACTTCTTAGTATCCTATGAACCTAGAAATAAGTTTATTCGTAATTTAGCTATCAAGCAAGATGGTAATACCTTAGTTCTATTTCAGTATGTAGAAAAGCATGGTAAGCTTTTATTTGATATGATTCAATCTAAAGCAGAAAATAGAAAGGTGTTTTTTGTATATGGGGGTACAGAGACATCTGAAAGAGAAGACATTAGAAAGATTACAGAAAAAGAAAACGATGCAATTATTGTAGCATCTTATGGTACTTTTTCTACAGGCATAAATATTAGGAATCTTCACAATATTATATTTGCATCACCTACTAAATCTCGAATTAGAAATTTGCAGTCTATTGGACGAGGCTTAAGAAGAGGTGATGAGAAAGTAGAATGCAAGCTTTATGATATTGGTGATGATATGACTTGGAAAACGAAAAAGAACTTTACCTTGCATCATATGATCGAAAGGATTAAAATCTATAATGATGAACACTTCGATTACAAACTGGTAAAGGTAACCATTTAATGTATTGTAAATTTTTAAAGTTAATTAACGGTGATAACATTATAGTAACTACAGATGATGATTGTTTAACTTTTAAAGGTAAAGAGTTTTTAAATTGTGTTGATCCGGTTCAAGTAAGTACAGTTAGATATCCTAGAGGTTCTATGGTTATTGAAACTTATGTTCTTCAACCTTGGATTAAAATGTCAATGAATGAAGCAATACAAATACCTGTAAGTAGTATAGTAGTTGCGGTCAATGTTCAAGAACTAGCTTTTAAACAATATAAGCGCTACGTAGAAGAATTCGCTGATATGGATGAAGAATTTCAACAATCTTTAGACTTCGAAGATGAAGAAGAAGAGTTTGATGAATTTTTAAATGCAGTATTAGGTAGTGATAACGAGGAAGAAGAAGATGATAGAATCGGAAGAGCTGAAAGAACCCTCCACTGAAAAACAACCAGCTCATTACGTAGACAACAAAAAGTTTTTTCAAGCTCTAGTTG